CTAAGACACCGCACTCCAATCAAATACTGGCACCACATAGCGCCGGTATTTGTCAATATATTCCGCCGTAGTGCCCTTTTCCGGGTTGCAATTGTAATACCGGTCCCAGTATTTTGCCTGCCCGGGCAAATCGTCCAGGGCGGGGAAGTGGGCGCGGATCATCCGGTATTTTAATCTGCAGATGATAATCTGATAGGCGAGATCGGTCGTGAGGGCTAGCGGGTTTGGACCGGTGACGCCGGCGATCCGCGCGATGTGCTCTCTCATCTCTGGATGGTAGCGGATATAATTATTCCACACATCTATCTCCGTGTTTTTCTCGATGGAGAAAACACCGCATCCGGGACCGCCGCCGAGCTGGACCAGGTAGTGTCCGAAATTCATCTCGACCGCTGCCGTGCCCATTAACATCTCTTCTGCTACCGGTGACCACAAACCTATTTCCTTTACGACCTGGCGAACTATTTTCCTAAACTGATTGGAATTGTAACTCATTTTTTCTCCTTTTCACCGTCCACTTTTTCCTCGAGTACCGCGAAACCAATTGATAGTTGTGCCACCTGGTCGCCGCATTCCTTAACCCTAGTAGTGTTGGTGTTAAGAGCAGCTGTCACGTGGCGGAGTTCGGCGGTTATGGCCTCGTTTGCTCGCGTGCAGATATGATCGTGGGCCTTGAAGGACATGAGGCGCTGCTCTCCCTCCGGAGTGAAGAATTTACCATCAATCTTGGCCATTTCTGAGCGTATGCCGACCATGCCAGTGGTTCGGATATCCTCAATGTCCTCACTGTTCTTGCTTATTCTAGACGACAACTTACCGTAGGCGACCCCAACGGTGAAAGCGTTGACCACCAGGGTTGCAACGCACCCTCCGACGGCAATGATTATTGCGGGTTCGATTTGCATATTGACTAGGCCTCGTGGATTTCTCGCGTGAACTTTTTCGACCCTTTGCCGGTCATATACCAACGGATAGCCAGCATGAGAGATCTGGCTAGCCGCCACCACATACCTTTGCGCACACAAACAATGTAGTATTCCTGGTCGATCAGGGGCTGCAGGAAGAATGGCAGCAGGCCCTCGTTGACGAAATCACAGAGAATGTCATGCCCGCATGAGGCCTCGATTGAAGACTTTATGTCGGGGAATGGGCCGCTGTTGCCGTCCCATGGATAGCCTTGCCTGGCGGTCAGTTTGCCGTCCGGAGTGAGAATGGCGTGCCGCGTCTCGACAGCGTAGCCGAGGATTGCTGTTTGAATTGTAAAATCCTCAGCCACCACGAATTTATAGCCGTCCCAGTATTTCATTAATCGACCTCCAGCCGATCATCATTTTTCTCATATCTGCCTGCCGCAGTACGGGCAGCGGCAGGCGTCGCCGTCCTCGATCTCGTTGTGACAGTGCGGGCAGATCATTCTATCGGCACCTCGAGGACAAACGGATCGGCGGTCGCGGGATTGAGGATCCCGCCGAGGGCGTTGGTCCCGGTAATGTCTCCTAGGGACGATGTTTTGATACTGTCGGTCAGGCTCATATCACCCTTTGATGTCAGGTTGTACGTACCCCCGCCATTGCCGACCAGCGACGGCAGGACATCGGCAAAACGCCAGATACCGACACCCATGAGGATATCTCCGGATGCGGCTTTTGCACCATCGATGCCGGCGGCGATCTGCTTTGTGTTCTCGACCATTGCCGTCTGCTGCAGATCGTTGTTGGTGGTGATCTGGGTGCAGGGATCGACCGAGCGACCGGAGGCCTTGCCCAGTTCATCGAATGCCTTGTAGATCAGCACGTCGCTTGCTGTTTCGAGCCGGCCGATTGCCGCTTTTTCCTTTTCGGCCGAGGATCGGAAACACTCCTGAATCGCTCCGGCCAGGGCGAGCTCGACAGCATGATCCGGCGCCGGCGCAACCGCACATCCGGATAGAATGAGAACTGATACCAGACAGGCGAGTAACACGAAAATCGATCTCTTCACTTCACACCTCAATCTCAAAATGTTGCAGGTTTGGGGCTTCACCAATGATCGCCCCGTCTTTGACGTACGCCTTTTTTGTTGCCTCGACCGTGGTGCCGAGCACTCGCATAGCCCCACCTGAGGATGTCGTTACCGTGCTGGTTCCGTCCGTGTTGACCGTAACGACGGTGACGACGATCAGGGGACTGCCGGGCAGCAGTTTACGAAATCTTGCCCATAAATTAGTTGCCATGGTTTCCCCTTACGCCGGGTTTTCAGTGGCGTTGATAGTAATCTTGGCCGTCACGTAATTTGCCGTTTCGACCGAACCGTCATTTACCGCTGTCGCCCGAGCAAAAATCTGAACGGCCTGGTGGGTGACGGACACATCGAGATCGGCCAGGGGGATTGACTCCGCCCAGCCGGTGGCACCGTCAGCACTCAGTTCCCATGTGATGCCTGGGTCCGCGCCGGTGATGCCCACCGAAATACTGGTGTAATTAGCAATATTGCCGGTATCGTCTTCGGCCCAGACGAATAGATCGGCGGCAGGGCTTGCCGTGATTGTCGCCGGTATGCCTGTGCCGTTGAGGGTGAACGATACGGCAACCGGATCGGAGCCGTCGCCGGATGAATAGGCGTCAGGGGTGGCGGTGTTGTCTTTTGCGAGTTGGATCATTCTTTACCCCAATCTTTAATTGCCATGGTAGCGTTCCACGTCGATGGTCTGCCGGACCTTGAGTCCCTCGCGGGCTCTCGGCGCAGAGACCGACACAGCGGCGACGAATCCCTTCCAGGAAGACGCCCCGAGGTTGTATTCGATGATGCTGCCCGGCAGGATGATGCCGGGAGCTGCCGGAGGCGCGAACACCGGCAATTCGATCCGGTGTTTCGACCACTTTCCTGATGCGCCCAGGGTGGCGATTCCGAGCGCTCTAGCCGGTTCGACCGCAGTGATGAGTTTGCTGGTGACCATCGGGGCCTGGCGATCTCCGGCCGTGCCGGTGCGGGTGACCGTGGCGGAGATCCCGCCCGCCTCTCCGGCGAGATAAACGGCATTGAAATACGGCCGCGCATCCCATCCACCGTCGATCCTGCTGGCCATCGATGCCGGAATAATGTAATCGGGAACGGCGGACGCCAGCTGCCAGGGAGCAACTTTGTATCGCGGTTTAATGCGGATGGTCTGCGCCACCATGTCGGTCTGGACGATAGCCCTGCAGGTGTCGGCGATCGCTTTTATCACCTGCATTGGTGTCTGATCCTGGTAGCAGTGGATCCCGCCAGGCACCAGCCAGTCATCGAGACCATCGAAGACCACGCTCCAGCCGGTGTTCTCCAGCTCGTAGGCCATGAGCTGCTGGGCGGTCCGCGCTTCCGCCTCGGTATAGGTCCGGATCTCGGCCATCGGTGCTCCGAGCTGGGCGGAGATCGAGCGGCCGTCAATCGACCGGCTCCGGCTGCCGAATGCCTCGTTTTTGGCCCAGGTGTCGACCTGGAACTTCAAGGGATGGCCGTTGATCGCCGCCTCGACCAGGATCGGGCCGTCTTCTGTCGGCTCCAGCAGGGCCAAAGCCGCATCGCTGCCGACAGAAGATTTCAGCGTCCAGTAGAGACTATCCCAGTCGGTGCCGATGGTCATGCCGGTGATGTCGATCGGCGTCCTCTCCGGCAGCCGGGTAAGATAAGCGGTGTTCAGCATGGTATACACCGAGGCCCAGGGGCCGGTAGGAATGAGACCTGGCTTGATGTAAAAATAAGCATCGCGCCAGCCTGATGGCTCGCGATGGCGGCACCGCCGGTCATAGCTATATTGGTCAAAATGGAACCGAATATTGGCACCGTCATCAACCAGGGTGATCGGCACATGAATGTTGAAATTGATGTTGCCGCCCGGCGGTGGCTCATATCGTCGCCAGCAGATTTCCTGGTAATATTTTTTACCCCAGACGGTCCGGTGCAGCAGATCATTCGGCGGAGGATTGCCCCAGGGGACGATAAAGAGACCCCGGTCGAGAATCCTTTTGACATCATGAAGCATCGAGACCAAAACGTCTTTTGCCGGTGGCGAGATGCTTTTACTGCCGTGATCCACATCGACAGCATTGAGCAGACTCCACGATATACTCCTGAAATGGTCGGACGCAGCCTTGTCCCGCCATCGTGAGTTTGTACTTCGGTTGCTTTTTCTGGGACAATCATTCCAGGACGAACGCCGTGAATTATCTTTTGCACCTTTGTCAATCCAACTGGCTGACGTTTTGGCCTCGATAATAAGCCGTTTGACCCATCCCATGCCGATTGATGTTGTGAGTGGCCGACGATCCTTCCAACCTGATTTTGCCTGATTGTCGAGCGCTGGCAGCTCTCCCCAGGGCACGTCGAAATCAGGTTTTGCAGGCTGAACAATAACTGTGACTGCAGCACTCGTATCTGCCGATATTGCCCTGGCATTAATGACTGTCGCTCTGACATCGAAATCAGCCGAGATCCTGGCCGAAGTGACGACTGCCGCTCTGGTGTCGAAGTTTGCCGATATCGCATTGCCGACCGCTGTTTTACTGTCGACCGCCCGCACCTGCTGGTTGCTGACTGCTCCCAGCAGGTCAACGGTGACGACAACCGCGACGCCTGGCGCTGAGCCGCCGAGGAGTATGTTGCCCCCGTCAGGCGGAACATACTCCCCAGAGAAATAGAGATTGACGGCCGAGCCGATCGGCGGAGTATAGGCCATGTCACGCCGTCACCTGGGAAACATACGTCGCCACTTCGTCATTATAGTTGCCGGTGTGATCCACCCCGAGCACCCGGAGTGCCCGCTCGGGATACTCCGGCAACCCTTTTATTTCCCAGGCTCCGGTGACCGGATCACTCCATTTTGCGGCGAGCAAAACAAAGGTGGTGCGGTGCTCTACCACAACCAGGCGTTTGCCCGGAACGCCGTCGACATAGGTGATGCCGGCGAGTCGGTGCCGATCGGTGCGAGGGGGAACAGCACCTAATATGATAAAATCAAATAGCATCAGATTCTCCAATCATCGAGCGAGATGAAGAAATTCCCAGCTCCAGTAACGTTTACTGCCCTGGTTAGTATATTGATAAACGACTTACCATCAGAATTGATGTTTTGAAGTTGAGTAAATGCTGACGGATGACAAGGATAGTAAAGACCAGGAAGCCAACCCCGAAATGAATACGCTTCTGCCTCGTTAAGATGTGGCCGGGTTATGAGTATCTGGTCTCCAGGCGTGTAAGGTAGTCCTGTAGCCCCCATAAGTGCTGAAGCGCCGGGGCCACCTCCACGGATAGGTATAGAGAGGATTGACCCAGCCGCTCCGGTTGCTCTACGTGGCATAGCAAAACCAGGACCCCCAAGAGCGCCAGTAATGGAATCTGATGAATAGACATACCCAAACGATCCATTTGAGCCATTACAGACCAGCCCACAACAGTATGGGTCAATAGGATATCGTGAAACTGGGTCTCCAAAAAACATAGCTGTTGTATACCAGTGGGTATTATTCGGGGTCCCGGTGATTGTTGACCAGCAAAAAAAATAGAAGGCTCTATCATCGGCCATCAGTATCCATGGTCGAGCCGTGGTGTTGGCAGCATTTGAGAGGGGTCCGGCTTGGGTTGACGCATTGAAAGGAAACAGGCCATCACTCTCCGATGTCATTGCCTCAAAGCCCTGGACTATAGGGGTATAGGCATTGGCTGCGCCAAATCCGTCTACCTGAAGAAAGAAACCGGTGCCGGTAAGCGGATTATTGCGAAAAGCCGCCTTGTCAAACGTCGCATTGACGTATTCTCTTGTCCAGCCTGCGCCCGGTTTACTTCCGTATCCGGTCACCAGACAGGCATAAAGGATATCGCACAGACTCCGCCGCTCACCCCTTGCAACAGGGGCATTGCCGTCATCCCACCTATAAACAATCGGTGCCGCCATTATTCCGCATCTCCTCGTATCTGAATGGTGAATTGATCGTTCGGCTCAGTGACAGGTCCCTGCAGGGTGGTCCTCGCGATCCACAGCGGGCCGATCGGCCCGTCGGTGTTAAGCCGCAGGACGTTGCCAGCCGCCCAGCCTTCACCCCAACCGCGATAGTCGAGGAAGAAATATGGCTGGCCGGTGGCCGGGTTGATCGGAGCGCAATCCTGGGTGATATAGCCGGTGCCGAGGATACCGAGCTTTTCCTCTATGATTTGGAAACTGGTGGTATCGAGGAACTTCAGCGCCCACCGACCCTTGACCGCTCCGGCGTTGGTAACGATCGGCGGATAGTTGATCTCGTTGTAGCTGGCGTTGCAGCCGCTGCCGATCAGATCGTCCGACCAGACCGATGTCCAGGTCTGCTGATCGAACATGTTGTACACCCTCGCCTGCAGATCCCCATACAGGAGAGCAGACGAAACATAGGTGCCCTCGATCGGGTAATCATTGTCCAACCCATGGCCGACGATGATCTGGCCGTTGATCTGCACGCCGGAGACAAGTGCCATGTCCTCGATCCGGTGCATGGCGATCAGCGGCTGAGTATAGCCGGTCAGATCGAGAGGATCGGCCATGGTCAGTTCCTGCGCGTCCTTGTCCCAATTATAGAGCGTGGATGGAACCCGTACCGGAATCGGGTCAGAGGAATCGTACAGCTCGACATGAACGATGTTTGCCCGAGGCAGAGTGAGCACCTGTCCGGCCGACAAGGGATTGGCGAGCTGTGTCGTCTGGGTATTGTGAATGACGACGACATCGCCGGTTCTGACGATCGGCACCCGGCCGTCGCTTGGCAGCCTGACCGGATCCAGGCCGATCAGATCGGCATCGAGCGGGATGTACGAATAGACCACACAGGCATAACTGAGGCTGTCGGCAAAGACCGGCGCTGGCCTGAAGATCTGCCCGTCTTTTCGATCGTCCTCGTTATACCATGGCTCTTCAGCGTACGAGCCATCGTCAAAAACCCATTCACCGAACTTTGCCCAGACGATGCCCTTGTCATAATCGACACCGCCGCCAACCAGAGCGCCGGTCATGGTACCGTCGAAGTTCGACGTTCCGGAAACCGTCGTACCATCAAGGGCCACTCCGACGATCGACAACGATCCGGGCCGAAGCGGTGCACCAGGCGTCCGAAACGTAACGTCGGTCACCAACTGCCTGCCGATCCTGGCGGACAGCGAATGTATCACGATCGTATTATCGCCGCCGTCATAGACGGTCAGCGTCGCGATCCCGGTCGAGTAATCGATAGTCCCGGCCTCAACGCCGAAGCCCGTTGTCGGATCCGGGTTGCGATAGAGCTTGCCGAGACGGTCGACGTAGCGGACCCCGCTCCAGGAAAAGGAAACGGATCCGGGCAGGATGGTGTAGCCGACATGGTTCTGCAGGAGGCTGAGAACGAAAGGCTTTGCAGGTATAATTTCGTCGGCTGTTTCGGCTGCCGAAGCGGTCAGCGAATACGAGTAATTAACCGCCCCGACAAACGAGTCTGCCCAGGCAATAACCCTTGTTTCCGGATCGTAGTACCGAATGTTTTTGGAGCAGGCTCCAATTGATGCTCCTATTGCTGACATAGTTCTCCTTATCCCGCGCAGATTCTGAATGTATACGGCTCAGTCCAGGTCTCCAGCCCCTCGACGTTGGTCAGGTCGAACTGGCAGACGCCGGTGAGATAGTCGATTGTTCCGGTAATCCCATTGGCATTTGTTTTGCCGGGCCAACCGAGCGGCTTTGAGACAGGCACCGGAATATTCCAGCCCGGGGCGGAAAGATTGCCGTTACCGTCGTCCCTTAATGCATAGACATGCTGATAAGTAGAAAACGAGACCAGGGCGTTCAGCGAGACTGAGCCTGGTTTGATCGGGGTTTCCGGCAGGGTGATAGTGCAGAGCCCGTTTGAATTGGCTGAGGCCGCCCCGGCTACTAGCGGGTATTTTTCATAGTCGATGGTATATTCTCCACCCGAGACCGGTAGCAGGGTAGGCGTAAAGGCCAGCTCTCCGGTTGCGTAGTTGATCCAGCCTTCCGCATCGCCGGTGAGGTAGCCGAGGCCGTTATCGGTGGCCGTTCCGGTGCCGCCTGCAGCGACCGGCCAGGTCATGACAAACGAGCCTGGATCAACGGGCTTATGGGCCAGCACGTGGCTGATCTCGGCAACATCGATTGATACCGCTCCCGACAGATCGACCGTCTCGATCGGATTGGCCCAGTTGAAGATGATGGCCGTCTCAACATCGGGCAGCGCCCCGCAGGTGATGATGATGCTGCCCGTCGCATAGTTGACCGTGCCGGTACCGGTCCCGGCGATATCCGGGATCAGCGTGCCGTTGCCGTTATCGCGCAGCCGGTACCATTTGCCCTGGGCCATATAATCGACCCAGATGCTTTTCGGGATCGGCAGCGGATCCAGGATCGCGGTGTAGTTGTAGCCGCGATTCGAGAGGGCAATATATTTAAAGAGCGTGTTCGGCACCCGTGGGACTTCCACGCCGATTGTGGCCGAGACCGACAGGCTGGCGGTATAGCCTGCAGGGACATTGGAGAATGTCACAGTGCCGGTTGAATAATCGACCGTGCCGACCTGGCTCGTGCCCTCAATGAGAATGCCGTTGCCGTCATCGCCATAGGTGTGACCGCTGCCGACAATCGAGAGCGTCTTCGGTTTGATGCCTCGGCCGAAATGCAGCTGGGCGTTGTTGGCCACGGCAAAGGACGTGACGGTGAATGAATAACCTGCACCGCTGCCGATAACCGGCCCGGCTTCACCGACGCTCAGGTCGACCATCGGCGATTCGCCCTGGGCGGACGGCACCAGATGAGCAAAGATCGAATCGACATTGATCTCTATGTTCCCGGCGGTGATGGCCTCTGTCGGCAGCATCACCCCGTAATATTTGGCGGCGTCGGAAACGGTTGTCGTGTAGACGTTGGTGGGAAGAGAATCATTCTGGCTGATCTCAATACCTAAGAAGGTTTCACGCAAAGGATCGCCGATCTCGATTTTGACGATATCCCGTTTGTACGCCAGGGCCATTGCCCCATACTCCGAGCCTTCCGCCGTGGCGTTGAATTCAGTGGTTGTCGCTTCGACTTTTGTTACCCGGACAAACTGCTGGACCTCATTGGCCAGGCCCTTGTCTCTGTACAGACAGAGAACGCTGCCGACGTCGGGAATTTTGGTGTTTTTGACCTGAAAGAGCAGCAACGAGCGGGACCCTTCAGGCTGATCGCCCCACAGCCAGCCCTGATATCTCGGCCCGACCGTGACGTAGGATTCCACCCGGTCACGAGCTGCGGCCCGCTCATCGTTCGGATCGCCGGTCGAGAACATGCAGACCGAGACGTTCGGATCCTGGGCCGGAAGCGACAGGATGACATGAGCGCCGGAATAGGCGTCGGTGTCGGCTGTTTGGACTGAGACAAACGCTTTGCGCAGACTCACCCGGCCATAGACCCGGTCAAGGCGGGAGATATCCGGGAAGAGATTATTGACGTTGCCGTCGACAATCTCCACGCCGGTCATGCGGCCGCCGCCGTCGTCATTGTCGGTCAGGCGCTGCGAGGCCATCAGTTTTACATCTTCGGTTAGAATCGGCATGTGTTTCTCATCCTTCTAAGTTTTCCGACAGGATCAGAAAGCGCAGGGCTTTCAAAAAATATTTTTCATCATCCGGCGGCGGGATGGTCCGGAAGACAGGATCCGCCTCGATCGGTTTTTCATTCTGTCTGAACATCACCTGAAAGGATCGGTTGCCGATGACAAGGGTCATCTCTTTGCCCGGCACGGCGGCGAGCGCCATAAGATCAAGCACCGTCTTTCTCGTAGTCCAGGCCTTGCCTTCTTCACCGGTCAGGGTGACAGGTCGCCCGGCCTGCTTCGTGGCAATATCGATCAGGAGCGCACCGGTTGTCGAGTATTCCACCGACTGTTCGACGGGGGTCCATTCGGTTTCGTCTTCCCACCAGAGGTCTTTCGGCAGGGTGATGGTATCGAGCGTGATCATCATGCGCTTAGCCCCGCCTGCTCCAAGGCTCTGAAGAATGCTTCCATATCTTCCCCACCGCCGCGCAGTGCGCCGTCTTTGAATTTCAGTTCATGGACTTTTGTGACCTGGTCGCCGCTTTGGCCTCCACCCTGGCCCTGACCTCCGCCCGCTATCCCGGTCAACTTTCCGCGAATCCTGCCGGCGAGATCGCCAAACAGTTCGTTCGCTCCCGGGGGCATGGCGAACAGAGCCTGCTTGGCTGCATCGCGTTTTTGCATCCCGGCGAGATCGATTCCCATTTCGCCGGTTTTCAAAACTCCCCGCAAGGCGGTACGCCTGGCCTGCTCCGCCGTGATACTGCCGGCGCCGCCTTTCAACGAGCTGTAGAGTTCTTTCGCCTGATCGGAAAGAGACAGGGCTTTGGAAAGATCACCGGCCTTCATCGCCGCCTTGGCCGCCTTCTCGTAATCGCTGGCTTCTTTCGCCCGCCTGCGCCACTTCGATTCGGCAGATGTCTTGGTGTCGAGTTCGTCCAGCTCCTGGGCCAGCGACTTTTCCCTTCCGGAGATTTCATCCTGCAGGGATTTGACCTTGTCGGCATATTTCTGAAAGACGGACTTGGCTTTTTCAACCGCCTGGTTTTCAGCCTGCGCCCACTCTTCCGCGCCCTGCTTGGCCGCGTCGATCCGGTCGGCGTTGGCCTGCGTGATATCTTTTTCGGCCTGCTCGGCAGTTGCCGCCCTCTTTTGGTTTTCTTCCTCGGCGAATTGCCGGTTGCGGCGGTCCTGCTCTTCCCTATCCCGCTTGTGCTGCTCTTCTTCCTCAGCCTTTTTATTGTCGGCTGCCGGCTCTTCTTCCGGCTCCTCCGGCTTCTCGACCGGCTGAAGCTGTCCAGCCCGATCCATGGCGAGACGAGAGGGAATGGAGCTTTCATCCGACCGTTGCACTTGCTTCTTTTTTTCTTCCTCGTTTTTTTCAGCTTCTGCTTTTTCCTTAACGTCTGGCTGCAGGTCTTCCTTGTTTTCGACTGCCGCCTTTTTTTCTTCCTCCGCTTTCTTCCTGGCAATCTCGTCGGTACTGTCAGTTGTCCCCAACCTCTCCTGTCGCTCTTTCAGCTGCTCCTCGGTAAGCTTATCCTTATCCCAGGTGTCCATCGCTTCCTGCTCGCGGGAGAGGGGCTTCTTTTCCGCCAGGGGCGAGGGTGGCTCTGTGGGAGGCGGCTCTTCCTTGGGCTCTTCTTTCGGATCTTCTTTTGGTTCTTCTTTTGCTTTTTTTTCCTCGGCAACTTCCGTGTCGATCTCTTCCAGCCGCTCCTTATACGTCTGCTTGGCAATCTCAATATTCTTGTCGATCTCGCCGGTGTCGCCGCCGGTAATCGCCCGCCACATTCTTTGGGCACCGAGCTGCAGCCGGTCAGCCCAATAGATTAAAGTGGTCATGCCTTTCTGCACGATGCCGAACTGATTCAGCCAGGTGCCGATCGCCATCCCAGCTTCAAAAGTCAGAGCAAGGATACTCAGCCAGCCAAGAGACCTTTTCAGGACGCCGCCAAGTTTTTTCGCCGCGCCGCCGATCTTGCCGAAGGTGCCGGGTGCTCCGGCAGCGATGCTTTTTGAGGCGGTATCAAACTTGCCAAAAGAGAGAACGGACTGACTGCCAAAGGACAGTGCCGCCATTCTCAAGACATCGAAGATTTTTTTCACGGTGCTGAGAACAACCGCGCCGCTGACAAAGGCGACAATCGCCCCCGACAGCCCTGGAAATTTACCGGTCAAATCTGCGACTTTCTTGGCGATAGCGGTCAACCACTCTGCCCCCTCTCGGATGGCGGGCAAAAGACCGGTGCCGATGTTTCTGACGATTGCCGTAACCGCGTTTTTCAACAAGATCAGCTGATTGCCGGTTGTCTCCGACTGCTTCCTAAATTCCTCGTCCATGGCCCCGGCGTAGCTGGACGCTTCGGCCACCTGGCCAAGAGCGTCCTTGTAGGTCTGCATGCCATTGACAAGAGTCGCGATATCGTCCTGGTACTCCGCCCCGAACAGGCCGGTAAGGACTTCGGACTGGCCGCGCTTATCTAGTTTAGCCAGAGTCTCGAGCAGGTCGGTAATGGCTTTCTGCGGATCCTTGGCGACCGACTCGGCCATCTGTTCGGCGCTCATACCTATTTTGGCCAGAGCATCCTGGAACGGTTCGGCCTGCATGGTGGCGGTCTGCATTTTGTTCATCAGGGCATTGATACCGGTTGCAGCAGTCTCGGGAGTTTTGCCCAAAGAGAGCATGGCGGCGGCCAAGGCCGCAGTCTTATCTTTAGCCAGACCGAACTGCTGGGAGGTACCGCCGACCCGCAGCATGACCTCAACGATACTTTTCTCCTGGGCGGCTGTGGTGTTGCCGAGTTTGTTGATCGCGTCGCCAAAGGTTTCAACCTCTGGGATACTGAGGTTGAAAATGTTTTTCAGTTTACCGATAGCGTCTCCCGCTTCCTGGGCGGGCATGTCGAAGGCGGTTGACATTCGCGCGGCAACATCGACAAAGGACTGAATATCGCCGACGGCAAGTCCGAGAGAACCGCCCGCCGCGGCAATGGAAGCCAGATCCCCGGCCGCCATCGGGATCCTCGTGGACATTTCCTGCAGGCCTCTGCCCAGGCCGTCGATCTGCTGTTTGGTGCCGTCGACCACCTTGCCGACCTTGGCCATCGCGGTTTCATAATTGATGGCCTCCCGGGCCGGAAGAACAATGCCGGCGACAGCGCCGCCCACTTCAACGGCCTTACCCCGTAAGCCGCCGAGGGCGTCACGCCAGCTGCTTGTTTTACCGCGCAGCTCGTCAATCTGTTTGCCGAGGTTGACCTTGGCCCTGGCCAGCTGAGCCATGCTCGCCCTGCCGGAGGTGGCCAGCGTCTTGTAGGCGTTTTTTAAATTATTAATCTGAGCGGTGATGTCCGCATCGTCGGAGAGGCCCAGGAGTTTTCTTGCGTTCTGCAGCTTCGGCGGATTGCTGATGGTGGCGTAGAGCTCGCGCTGCTTTTTGCGTAGAGCATCCAGGGCGCGGGCCTGATCGGCAGACGAGGCGAACCCAGCTTTCGCCGTCTCGCGGTACAACCTTGCCAACCCGACCATCTCACCTTTAACCTCGACAATCGACTTCACCCCGAGCAGGTTGCGCATGGCCTGCTGCTTGCTCAAGCCGTTTACCGACTGCTTGAGCCGGTCGTAGTCTCCCGCCAGATCGGTAAGATTGACACCTGCTTCACGCATGACAGGACGCTGCTGATCCAGGATATCCTTCTGCTTACGGATCGCCGCCGCCAGCTTGTTGACAGCCCCCACCGATTTTTCATATTCGCCGGCCATCGCTTCATTGCCGGGCTTGGACATCTCCGACCTGAGTTCGCGCATCTTCTGCTTGGCGGCGACAAACTCAGCACTGAGGGCGGAAAACTTCGTCAGCATGGCCTGGAACGACTCAACCTGTTTCAATGATTTTAGGTCGTCGCCCAGCTGCTTGACTGCACCGCGGCCGGTGTAGGCTGCCTGGATCTCGTAGATTATTTTGTTGGCGGTTGTCATCGTCTAGCGTTTCCGATTTTTGCTGTCTTCAACCAGTTCTTTCAGCAGCAGTTGAAAGAATGAATAGCCATAGTGCCGGACATCGTACCCGGCGATAATCATCCGGCAGACGAGCCGCCTGAACCGTTCTCGGTCAAATCGGTCGAGAGGTCCGGCAGCAACTTCACCGTCCGCTCGACCATCACGGATAAAAAATCGTTCACCCTGGCGGTGGCCTTCCAGATCTCGTCTATCTCACTTGGAGTGAAAGCATTCAGTTCATCATCCTGCAGGCCGGTCGAGGCCGTCACCACTTCGACCGGAATCGGCGAGTCGATCAATCTCTCAGCAAGAGTCGGAGCCCGGTCTATTGAAAAGGAGGCGAACAGCGCGTCGACAGCCGTCAGGGTCAGCTCCTTGACGATGATGTCCTTGTCTCTCACCACAATTTTTTCTTCTTTTATCATTGCGGATCCTTTATCCATCTCCCGTTGGGAAAAGGGGCGAGCAGCCAGGAGAAACCGTCCGCCCCAGGGGGAACACATCGCCTCTTACAGTGGGATGCCGTTGATCTTGCCGGGGGAGGTCATCCCTTCCGGCGTCTCGAACGTCATGGCGAACGGCAGCTTCTCGTAGTCTGATTCCGGTTCGGAGATGATGCCGATCTCGGAACCGGAGGCGAGCACCACCGAATAGAACTCGGCGTCGATCTTCTCGCCGGTGTACTCATTCTGGCCGTCGATCATGACAGCTACCCTGATCAGGGTGTTGGTGGCGATATCCACCCGATATCCGGATTCGGCGGCGTAGGAGTATGAGACGTTCAAAGCTGCTCCGTCGGCTATAGCCCCGGTGGAAAGAACCTCGATCATGCCGAGATTGGCGTTTACCGTGTAATCATCGCCGACATCGTAAGTGGTCGCATCCGTCTCGTCCTTGACCACCACGCTCGATACCTTTTTGTGGGCAAGGCGGACAAACTGGTCGTGCACGGCAACGATTTCTTCCGGAGTTTCAGCGGCAACAGTCCCGGCCTCGGCGGTCATGGCCGTTGCCCCGCCGGAAAGACCCCAGGCCAGCGTCTTCGGTAGCCATTGGTGAATATCCATGTTGCCGGTAACGGATTTAAGGCGGGTCAAGGTATCGAGGGTCTGCCCGAAGTTTTCCAGCTGCCGCGAGATCTGCGACTTCTGCTCCGTCTCGACCTTCAGTTTCAGCGGAAAAACGTTGCCGACCTTGAAGAAGCCGCCGGTGAGTTGCTTGTTGGCGTCGAGCAGACCGAAATAAACGCTACCGACAAAAGAATATGCTTTTGCTCCCATGAAATTATCCTCCGTGCCCTGACGGCACTATGAACTGCAGTTTCATCGTCAGCCAGTAGTAAGGGTGGGGCTGCAGGCCTTCACTCCCTTGCTCCGGACTGCCGATGGTGAATGGTACCGGGGTGACCAGCCTATAAGGCGGAAACGCGCGGTCGTTAACGATGCGCCCCAGGGCAAGGGCAAGGGTGGTGATATCCCTGGTTCCGGCAACGATATCGCCGGAGGTGTAGATTCCCCCATGGAGAATGATGCCGAACGGCGCGGGCCGCATGAAGTCAAATCCACCGCCGTGAAGGGCCCAGCGAACCAGAGGAAATTCCTGGCCCTCCTGGTGGTCATGACCCTTGGGCGGCAACATGGTTTCAACGATCTGCGGCGCCCGGGCGACTCCGCTCGGTTTGTGTTCGAACCGGAGACCGCCGGTAAGTTCGGCGAGCCTGGTTGTGAGCAGGGTGGAAAACTGTCCGTTCATGCTGTTGCCCCTTTAACATTGACCTGGTAGTTCAACTCCCTGGCAAAGATCTCCTCGTATTTTCGGCCGAGATCTTCTTCCAGGGTTTCAAGGACCCGCTTGACCGTGTCATCGATGGGGATCGTAACCTGGACCACGGGAAAGCGGCCTTTACTGCCGGGAAAACTCCCCGCCCCACTCACACCGCTTTTACCGACCGGATAAAGCTCCGGACTGTAGTGAGTTGAATGCAGCCGGATCCAGACCTTCTTTTGCTCGCTGTAGATGCGGGCGATAAAAGCCCCCGGGTAACTGTGGCTGCGCACCCGGATCCCGGTCGGTTTGCTCGGCGAGCCGAGGATCGTCGGGTTGCCGACTGCAAAAGGGCTGACAGAGCTGGTCCCTATCCACACTTTCAGGGTATCGCTTTCCGGGTCCATCTTGTTGAAATGAAAACGAGATTCGATACTTTTCTGGGTAATGTTCAATTCCTTTGCGACACCCCTCTTCACCTGGGTCTTGAGCCAGGCGCCGGTCTTGCGTAGAGCCGAGCCGCGGGCAAGGACAACCTGTTTTTCAGTGCCGGGCAGCTGGCTGATAATACTGTCCAGCGCCGCAGGGTCGACCACCATCTCGAACTTCACGACAGGTGCCTCACCAGCATGATTTTGCAGGCAACGCCGAGGGTGTCCACCAGCCGCACCCGGTACTCGACGTTTTCGACCACCATGGCCCCGCCTTCCTTCGGCAGATAGGCCAGGTCGGCAGGGTTGACGAACAGGTATTTAGCCTCGACCGCCAAACCGTCGGCGGCAAACCGCCCGCCGGCAAACTCGGCTTCGGTTGCCGGCCGGATAAAGGCCCTGACCTCGGCACCGTCGATAATCATGGCGGTGCCGATCCGTGCCAGTTCCCGGTTGAAGTCGGCAAGCATATATTCCCGCTCGGTGGTCATGTTACGCTTCCAGGTTGGTTAACAGGCCGTAGGCCCCGAGCTTAACCTTAACCGTGGTGGCGGTTTCGGCGGCGCCGGCGAAAGCAAGCCCGGCGTAGTAGTTGTCCTCGGCGGTCTTGTTCATCTCGCCGTCGGCCACATCCCAGTAGACCGCGTCGCCCTGGGCGATGACCAGGGCATTATTTTTCGGCACTTCCCACACTTCCTCAATCGCCAGCTCACCGGCCGCGCCGTCGGCGATATCGCCCAGGGCGACACCGACAAAATTACCGACCACTACCACATCACCGGATGCGACATCGGAACCGGTGCCGTTGGTCCAGGGCATTGTCGCCCCTACCTGCACATGATTTTTTGCCATCTTCGTTACCTCATCTATTGTTGAAAAACAGGAAGAGCGTCAGGAGCAGCATCCTGACGCCTCGCGGCTTATTCCCCAGGGTTCTTGTACGCACCGACATGATCAACGACACCCGCGCCGAAATCGTGGCGAACCTTGATGATCATCGCATCGCTGTTGAAGTCGATCATCTCCTCGACATAGGGCTGCTCCTCACCTTCGAGGAAAGCGGCCTCGATAACCGGGGCCTGGTTCGGACTGCCGAGCAGGTACCAGGCCTTTTCGGAGGCATCGTCAAGATGAGGATCGGCAACGGGAGTCAGTTTGCCGGCCCAGGGATTATGGACACCCGCGCTCATTTCGGCGGTGGGCAGCGAGGCCGACCGAAGAATGACCTCGGCGGCGAGCTCGAGGATGACCGGGACCAGGAGAAAGGCCGGAACAATATCGATTCTCTCGCCCTTCAAACCTTTCTGCTTGCGCATAGCCGCCCGACCGACTCCGAGAGAATCGGACCCTAAAACCGCACCGGCAGCGGCAAGGTTGCGGTGATCGGCATGGAACAGGTTCTTGCCGTCGCTCATCGCGCCGTTGGCCGTGAGCAGCGAGTAAACCGCATCCGCCTCCATCCTTTTGGCCGAAGTGCCGAAGAGTTGGGGGATACGAGTAAGAGCCCTGGTGTCGTCGTTGATGATCATCTGCCGGGTGAAGGGCACCTTGATTCCCTTGGTGATAACCCGGTAGCTCTCCTGGGCGTCGCTGAAAAAGGCGGTCTGGTATTCGCCGTTTTCATTCATGCCTTTCAGGTCGGGGGAACCGGACAACTTGATGGCGTGGATCTCCTTGAAGTCCATGGCGCCGGTAATGGCCACCCAGGGCCGCCAGGTATCCGGCCATTCGTTATAGGCCTGGAGAAGGTTTTTGTTCACCACGCTGGAGAAGATAAACGGCAGATCGGAAGTGGATCCGGCGGCAAGCGCCCGGCCGGCGATCTCCATCCGCGACAGGCCGCGGCAGGAAACTCCGTTCAGTTCGAGCAGCTCGCGGCAGATCTCGATCAGGGCGCGGCCTCGAAACTCTTTTGCTCCGTCGGCAGGCTTTGCAAGGCGATGGCCGGAGCGCATGAGCAGGCCGTCGGTGATCGCATCCCGCAGTTTCTCGCCAGCCTCGCGGCCGACATGGGCGCCTGAACCGATCGGCGGATTACGCTTCTGCAGCTCTGTGAGGATGAGATTCGAAGCCCGGTTGACATCGATCTGCGGATTGTCGAGAAGCTGGCGGGCGAAGGTGCCGCCATCATGATCGCCAAGTCCGGCAACGACGATCAGATCCTGGACCGCGTTGCGGCGGTTGGCCTCGGCCACCATCCCGCGAACTACGGCGGCATCGATCTGCGCCTGGAGCCCGGGATCCGTCTCGGTGCGGGTGGCGGGAACTTCGCCGCCGTCATCCTGATTACCGCGATCTCCTTGAGCCGGATTGCCGGCAGCGGCAGACCGCTTACCAGGCTCGACACCGATCAACTCGATCCCTTCACCCTTCAGCTTGTCGTAAAGTTCCCACGCTTCCAGCTCTGTTGCGTCGGCGCGGAGCCCGTTGGCCTCTAGCCATTTTCTCATTTTTTTGTTCATCCTGAAGTCTCCTTGTGCGGATGTTGTTTTTGAAGCGGTCTATGCGCCGCAGAGTAGCCTGACTTTTGCGAGTACGTCTGCCCCGATCGGGGTAATGGAAAATTCCTTCAGCGACCACTGGTAGGTAACCCGGACCGGGCCGGCGAAAATCCGGCCGCCGATCCCGACCTCGCTGCCTTCCTCGACCCAGACTGATTTCAAAATCTGATAGCCGACGGACCCGTCGGTGATATGGTTGCCCTCGACCTTTGCCCGGGCGGCTTGGCTGTCCGGATCATCGGCAAAGAAGACCTGGCCGGTGCGGGCGGGGAATTCGCCGACCTTGGCCTCGGCAAAATCCCGGACATGACCAAGAACGTCTTTCACCGAATTACGGTTATGACAGTCCAGAAGAACCACCTGGCCGTTGGCCGGGACCAGCATGCCGTCGGCAAGCAGGATCTCCTCGACAAAGTCCCACCGTTCCCAGTCCCAGACAACCGCCGGTTTCTCGGTGGTGAGGATCCAGTCGAAGCCGCCGGCCTCGGAGGCGGCGGCACGTTTACCGGTGGCAGCTCTTGCCCACATTCCGGGATGGATCCCGGCCGCCCGGAGGATGCTTTCGATTTCGCCCTGGATCTTTCCACGGTTATTGATTGACATTGCTCTGTCCTTCCAAGGATTTGCGGCGGGCTTTCTTTTCCGCCAGTTCAATGAGACTGTCTTCTTCTTCGTTCAGTTCGTCGATAATCTCATCCCAGTCGTTACCGCGCTGCGAGGCCTGGTTTCGGCGGGTGTCGATATCGAGATCGATGAGCTTTTCGGCTGCGTTGGCGTCGTTGGACGGATCGACCCAGCCCCAGCCCGGAAACTGCCCTTCGGCGAGCTCATGGTAGAAGTCCGGGTCTTTCGCGTAGTTCGGCATCTTCACCGGGGCAAGGCCCGACAGATAGGCGGCCTCGATATACCAGGCGAGCACCCGCCGGTTGACCTGCTCTTCAGTGAATTGCTGTTGTGATCGGTAGCTGAGCCGCTCCTCGAGTGAGCCGGACCTGGACGAGGCATAACTTGCATCGGTGTAGTTGTTGGTGTAGGCCTCAAAGGACATGCCGAGTCCCGCCGACTGCCAGCGTTGGCTGTCTTTCACAAACGGTTCGTAGTAGTTGCCCGGCTGGCTGGGCGAGGCGAAGGTAATATCGGTGCCCGTCGGCAAGCCCTGGATGATGCCGGACTTGATTTCGGTCGGGGCCTGGGTTACACCGGTCTCGCCCGGTTTGATCGGTGCCGACTGACCGCCGAAGGACAGCCCGCCGCCGAGCTGAAAACCGGGAAAGGCCGATTTCAAAAAGGCTGCAAAGGTCGCCTGCAGGCGGGCCGCGTCCTGGGTAATATGCCTGAAGTCCTCCATCCGGTAGGCTTCCATCACCACCGCGACCATCCAGGCGATACCGGAATACTGACTGATCCGGCGGCGATCCCAGACATGAATGATGTCGGCTGCCGGGATCCTCCTGGAAGTGGAGCGTCGCCCCAGGGCGAGGTAGTCGCCCGGATGATGATCGAGGATATGGTAAAAGAGAGGCCGGCCGGTTGCGGCATCATGCTCGATACCTTTCCGAGCGATATTGCCGTTGGCCAGAACTCCGTCAACCAGGGCGTCCAGCTGATCGAACTCGAGGAACTCGAGGCGTAAAGGCACGATGCCAGGGCGGGAAGTGTCCCAAGTCCGGTGGATGAAATACTGGCCGTCCGACCACATATGACGGAGGCCGAGCCGCTGCAGCGCACCGTAGGAATCATGACCGGTTGAATCACAGTAGCGGGCCCAGCGGAGAAAGCCCGTTCGCCAGTTCTTGTTAACCTCGCGGTCGAGCTTGCCATCCCTGGTGCGGAACTTGAATTTCGGCATGATGCCGGAGCGCACCACGTTGTTGCCGATTCGGTCGAGCGCCCCGGAGATGAGCGAGTTGTTCTCGGCCTGATCCCGGCAGCGGGCGGCAACCAGCTTGTAGGCTCGCTTTACTTCGGCATCGCCTGACCGCAGCCGGGGCCGGAAATTCTTGTCGGCATCAAGCGTGGTGCCGGCGGCAAAGGTTCGGTACATCTGCCGGCCATAGACAAAGCCCGCCGCCCTTGCTGGAGATAACAATGAGATGGCCCCGCCGATCAGCGAGGTGTAGCGGTCATAGAATTTTTGCGAGAGGCTTTTATTGGTATCGCGCCCGCTCATGCTCAGCCCCTCCCACCGAAGACAAACTGCTGGGCGGTAGAGCCTGAGCCCTCAAAATAGGCGATCTCCTGACGGATGGCGGATATCTCCCGCTGCAGGGCGTTGATATTGGCCCTGGTGTAGTTCATCCCGTCCGGACTTGACCAGCTCTGATTGCCTTCGAGGACGATTTTTTCTGCGGACAGATAAAGAGCCAACCGCTCTTTCAGCATGGTGAGTGTAGCCGACATTCGCTAAGCCTCGTTGTGAGTTTGTTTTTAAAAAAACGAAACTGCTTGAATGACGAGAGGGTAAGCGAAAAAATGTGGTGTGAGAAGGGAGCCTATACTACCAGTAGTATATTACTACTGGTAGTAAACGGGTTTGTGCACTGGCACAGGATTTGCTAATTATATGGAGTTGTTTTTCAGGAGACGATTTCTACACTGATAATTTATTTTTTGCCGGTGCCACCCGCCTGACAAAATATCCAGGCAAATATCCATATCCGGGTCGTCATCAAAAAAGCCCTATTTCCCTTTTATTGGGAAACTTTAAGATATCCATGTTTGACCAACACCTCCCGGATACTGTCCTTCCAGCGGATCTGTTCAATGTGCTCGAGCGTGCGAAAAAGATGGATGATTGATTCGTCATCCTGCAGGGACTCTATTTCTTTGACCAACCGGATATTGTCCGGGACGGACATGTCGACCCGCCGGCGCGGTTGATTCATTTTTCCAACCCAGACAGTATCAGTGACAAAAGGCCGGACCCGCCAGACAACTTCGGCAGCAGTGAAGGTACCTCCCAGTATCGGCTCAATAGAAACGGAGGTACGGAACCCTTCGTTGTGTGCATGAGTCAGGCTTGCCATCCGCTCGATCGGCAGAGGAGCTCCTGGCTCCCAACTCCTCGAAACCTCTTCGTGCATGGTGCCTATGGTGAAGCGGAAGAGAATCTGTTCTTTGTATTTTTCAAACTCATGACACAGCCTTTCTATACAGGAAAGTCGCGGTTTGGAGACGATAAGCAACTTGTTGCCGGCAGCGAGGATCAGCCCGGCCACCCGCACACATGCCTCAAGGTTGAACAGGGTAATGTCATGCGAAGTTGGAAACATCACAACCCCCTCCAGTTCGGGAAACCGTTTTCTTTCCGCCTGCTTGTTCAACTCCTCGACTTGCCATTTGTTACGGTCCCGCCAGCCGAACCTTTTAGCCATCGCCGCCGCGTAGCAATAGAGACAGTTGTTGATGCAGCCACGGGAGATGTTGATCTTGTATTCCGCCCACTCGGCCGTGCCGGTGCCGGTGCGCGTTTTGTCGAATTCATCATCCATGGTGCTCCCTCCCCTTGGCTTTTTTTCTGAGAACCTTCCCACAAAGCCTCATTATCCCGCCTCTCCTTAAGCACTTGATGTTTCTTGCCACCAGCCAATAACGAAACGTTGTCATCGAAGGGATATAGGCAGATGAGTGATTTTTACAAAACTCGGTTAGTGCCGTGTATGCCTCAGAGAGAGAAACATCAATCTGCGGATTGTCGGGGTATTTGGTCTCCAAAAAATCGCCGATAAACGACTTGATTAAGCCAGCTTCATGGTCGCTTGCACCGGATCTGTCTATTTTATCTATTTCGGCGATAATCAAGGCAGCGGCTTTGACCAGATCTTCTCTCGGGCTCTTCGGTTTCCACCAGGACCTTGACAACTGCCACCAGGGAGGAATTTCATCTAGCGGTAACTGGGTCTGCGGATGCAGCTGCGAGGCGGCGTTCATAGCATAGGAGGCTCCCGCTCCAGCCAGAACACCGTCGTCAAGAGCGTCATCGTGGAGGTCTGTCCACCCCTCCTGCAGCTCCTGTCTTTTTCTCTCATTAATGACGTCGACAACTCCCTGGGTAATAAAATTTTCATTTATGGGCATATTCGATCCTCTCTGTTTTTTGACCGGGAAATTACTCTATAGTCAGCATGAAGCCATTCTCTTCATCGCAACGCCTGCAGACGCTCGACATCAAGGCCGGTGATTTTGCCGGCGAGACAGTCCAGGGCGATGTCCAATATTGCATTATCGCGCTGCATCAGGAGGTAACCACCATGAAGGCGAATATTGGCCTCGTCATCACCACTTACCCTCATAATTGGGGATGTATTTTCTCCAGGGATACGGCGCTCCTCAACCACAATATGCACACCACCTTGCACCACGGACCGAGAGAGTTCGGTGAGCTGCTCGCGGAGTCGGTCGTTTTCCTGCTTGAGAATACTGACTTCGGTAGCGATATTGAAGTCGGTGGCGGGGGCATAACCCAGCTCGGCCGATACCTCACGGTATACCGCTTGATAGCTGTCCTTGGTTTCCTGGAGTTCTTTTTGAACCTCATGAAGATCGACTTCCGGCCTCTCTTTATACTCCTGGACAATTGCCATATATTGGGCGAGTTCCTCTTTGAGCCCGGCGACCTCTTCTTGTAACTGCTTGTCGATGACCGCTGTTTCTTTCGGCAAGTTGCCGAACTTCCGCAAAGCGGCAAGGACCGCCTTAGGGTGGTTCCGCGCGACAACCCTCATCGGCATGCACATGGAATAGACATCCTCATCAAAATGTTTAACCAGGCTCTTTTGCGGTTGACCGCATGAGTCGCATTCCCCAATGGTTTTTTTACTGGATCCCATGATTCTTTTCCTTTTGTCTGTTGAAGGTTGTTTTAAAATTACCGGTTCCGGCGGCTTGGCCGGAATGCAGCTTTCGCCGCAGTAATCGAGCGACTTGCCGGTTTTCAGTTGAAATGTTGTTCGAAAGGCGGCGCATGATTCACGAAAAGGCGGATACGTGCAGGCGTTCGGATTTTTGCGGGATATCGGACAACGTCGCTGGAGCTTCTTTTCCGGTTTCATCCATCCACCTCGATCGACTTTATACTGATCCCCGTCGCCGCCAGGACACAGTTGCCGTTCTCGCAACGGTGATACCTGATCCTGGTCAGTTCGATCCAGGGCTGGGTGGCATAAATCCGGGCACGCTTGCCGCACCACGGACAACGGGCGCCGAGGCGGGGGGAATAGTCGACTCCTGCAGCCGCCTGCTCCTTGACCTGGGCAATCCTTGTTACGCTTGGTCTGGCCATTTCACTCTTCCCCTTCTTCATTTTTCAGATATTTCAGGTTCAACATTTCGGCGGCGATCAGTTCCAAGACCCCGCAGTCCCAGTAGTGATTGGCCTTGCCGTTCGGGCACTGCCAAAGCCTTCGGTTGTCGATATACTCAACACACATCTGCCGGGCGTACTCCTCGGTGGTGGAGGCATAGAGATGATACGCACCGGGATCGTCATGCTTTATGCGGAGCTTTCCGGCGAGCTGGTCCTTATAGTAGTGAGAATCACAGACCCACAACTCGAGGCCTCCCGGAATCGGGATCTTGGTCCCTGGGTAATGATCGATGATGGTTTTCGACTTCGGGCTGTTCTTGCGGCCCGATGCGCCTTTATAGGCGACCACTCGGCCCGGATGACGGCGGACCCAGTCGTACACTTCGCTGGTCCGGTGCCCGCCGGTGTCAATGGCCACCAGGTGGACCGGATAGTAAAGGCCTTCGGCATCGCGGTAGGAATGCTCGAACAAAATCTCCTCGAGAGCGGCGAAGGAATCGACCTCGCCATGGCGGATCTGCCAGCTCTCTTGTTTCAATCCCCAGCCGAAAGCCCGGATCGAGAAAAGAAACGACTCGTCCTGGGTGTCGACTCCGGCCACCAGGGCGGCGACCTTGCCGCCACCCGGGACCAACCCTTCCGGCCTGTCATCCCGCAGGGCGAGGATGGTGTCTTCCTTGCGGTTCTGGCGATAAGGGATGTGGGCTTCGGCTTTGATCTGGTTGTCGTAATAGTGCATCTCCGCCGGATCCTTCAGGCCGCGGAGAAAGGCGGCGGCGATTTCGGCGTGACTGACCAGGGGCGAGATCCATGCCGGCGAATGAAAACAAATCTTCACCGGCTTTTCCTCACGCAGATAGGTGAAGAGCTCGCGGCCGTCCTCCTCGCCTTTCTTTCTACCCCGGGCGTGCCAGGTGCCGTGCTGCAGCGCCTTGATCCGGATGCGATCGTCGGCAACGCTGCCGCAGCAGGGGAAGATGTAACGGGCGATGTCGGTTTCCTCGATCACCTGCGGATCGCGCTCCTCACCGAAGCGGATATGCTTGTCGCTCATTTTGTGCCGGGATCCACAGTCCGGACAAGGAATGTGGTATTCGAAAACCACCTGGGCCTCTTCTGTCATATACTTCCAGATCGGCCCTTCGATATCGGACGGGGTGGAGATCAGCCAGCATTTGCCGCCGTACTTGTAGGCCCGGAATCGCTGGAAGAAGAGCTTCAGGGTGTTGGCCTCTTTTTTACTGGCTTGGCGCGGCCATTTGTCAATCTCATCGCCAAACAGGTACCGGGCGGAAATATTACCGAGCGAGGTTACAGATCCGGCCCAGCCCATGTAGATCAACATGGTCTGCAGCTTGATGCGCAGGCTGGCCATATCGTCCGAAAACCCTGTGAGCAGGGCTCGCAGCCGCGGCGATTTCAAAAACATCGGCTGAAGGTAGTCGGTCGACCGCTTGGAACTGGTATCGCGGTCCGGATAGACGATGAAGGCAGGACCCGGCTGCATGTCGGCAATATAACCGAGAATGGTTTCGGCCCCGGCGCTACTGCCTGTCTGCGGGGCTTTGATATTGCCGATATAGCGCACCGACGGGAAAAAACTGGCGTCCATGATGCCGCGCATGTGCGGCATGAAAGAGTTGTCCCAACGCGATCCGGAGAGCGGACCATAGGTGACCGTACGGTTTTTCGGAGCCCAGACCGACGGGGCGACGATCTTTTTACACCGGAAGAACCGCTTCTCTCCCGGGGAAGGAGAGAAGTGGATACGTATCCGTTCCGGTCGGCGGCGAAACTTCTCCGGCAGCCAGGCAGGCGCGGTGCGCAGGCGGATGGTGCTGGAGGTGCGGATATCGTGGGAGGGGGTCGGGTTTGGCATGGAGAATTAGGCAATTTTTCCGGATTTAACTTCGTTAACCAACTGCATGAAGTACGGGGCGCAGGCGTCGCCGTAGGTTTCGGGAGTCTCTTTCAGCAAGTGCTGGGCCTCGGACATGAAGCGCTCTGGCTCCTCCCGGTAGCGGCGGTCCCATTCGGTGAAGGCGCGCTTTATTTCAGACAATGACACAGCTACTCTTCCGTGAAGTCTTTCATCCACTGGTGGCGGCGGATTGCTTTCTTTTTTCATGTTGTTCTCCTTTTGTTTTTGCATCGAGATAGCTTCACTTTTTCTCATGGTACGTTTACCAACCACCACTAGCGGATCCGAACAGCAGAATAGACAGGGTGGTTCGGAGTAGTGGCAGTCACACAAAAGAATCTCGTAATTTTTATTCACAGAATCATTCCCCAGGGAAAGGTACATCCGCCCAAAACTGAGGATCAGGTAACGGATCGCCGGTGGTCTGGTCGATCCAGATAAGGGTTTCACCGTCGCTGTCTACATCGACATATCCCTTGACTACGTCATCCAGCACGCCGTCATAGATAAGAATTTCCGACTCGGCATCCGGTCTATAATCGCATCGGGTTTGTATCGGCCGCCAAATGACTGTGCTGGTTGGTGGTTTATCTGACATTTTCAGACCCCTCCCTGATGATATTTCGGGTTTGCTTTGTGAGCGTCGCAAATATATTTTGGCAAGATTCTATATTGTTTTCCCGGCGACAGACCTATCTCCCGACAGCGACCCATCTTGCTGGGCAACATCCCTGTTCCGCAGCCCTCGAACCGCTCGACAAAATTGAGACAGGTCGAGCAGTCCTTCCAGGTCAATCCTTTGCGATTTTTCAATTCTTCTTTCTTTTTCAACATATCCTCCTCCTCAGTTGGCCTCCAAAATAACATCAAAATCCGCATCGGCGGCAAAGTCGCCCATGCGCTGCTCTACCTCACGGCTGATCGCCTCGACCAGTTCGGAGGCGTGGGATTGGTCCCCCTTAACCAGGTGGATCCAGTCCTGGACGGAGGCTTGGATCGAGTGGTTGAGGTGAGCCATAAAGGCGACCGAGCGTGCGACGATCGCCAGCTCAAACTCGGATCGTGGGATATACTTCGACTGTTTTGCATCGAAGTCGAACCTGTCTTTTTCCAGGCCGAGTCTTTCGCGCTCCAGGGCTATCTCGAGTTTTTCTTCCCGCATGGCGATTTCGCGATCGCTTTCTTTCTCGCCGGTTTCGGCCCTGGCCACATGCAGCGAGGCATACTTCTCAACATCTTTCAGCCGGTACTTTTTTTCCTTTTTCGCCGGCCGCAGCAGGCCTGCCTTGCAGTGGTCGTAAAACTGCGACCGGCTGATCTTCCAGCCGTTGTCCTCCAGCCAGCGGTGCACCGCAATTTTCGAGGGAAAAAGAGTTTCGTTCATGGCTTATCCCCTTTCACACCGCAATTTGCCCAGGCCCATACAGCCCGTCGGCAAGGTTTTCGATCAGGGCGCCGACCGACTCCGAAAGATGAAGGAGTTCGGAGATCCGCGCCCGCTTCTGGCGATTTTCATACGACCAGTCGGGTGAGATTTCCGGGCCGACTGCGTTGCCCTGATCATAGATACGGAAGAAACCGCCGGCTTCCTCAAGGAGGTTTTTGAGTTCCTCGACATCGTTGGATGATGGGATTTTCTTTCCCTGGAGGATCTGCTCGACCCTCGCCGCGGCAGCCGTCTCTGATACGGTCTGGCTGCCGCGGACTCTCGCCTCTGGGGCGACTTCGACCGCTTCGGGGATATCTTCTTTTACGGCAGGCTCAACCGCCGGATGCTCATGAAAAACAGGCGGCAACCCGGCGAGGAGCCAGGTCCGCAGATTTATACCGGCAGTGAATGCCTCGCCCGCGTCTTTCCCTTTCGGTACCGGCCAGCGGCTGCATTGCGGATACTGTTCTCGCCACCACTTGCCGGCCTTGGCTCCGGCTTCGTCATAGTCGAGGGCATCGAGAATGGCGATCGCCCGGGTGAGCGATGCGGCCGAGCGAATCTCCGGCTTGACTCCGGTGGATCCCAGCCCAATGGTACCGACCAGGTCCCCGGCAGCTTCAGCCACTGCAATGCAATCAAGCTCTGCTTCCTGGATGACGAAGGCGCGAGCTTCCGGGTTGCTCATCCAGACATCGCGGATCGAGCCGCGCACATAGTGGTATTTCTTTTTCGGTTGCTTCGGATCCGGCTTGATCAGGCGGATGGTGATGCGGTGAAGGCGGTCATCGACAACATAAGGAATGACCAGGCCTGCCGGCAGGATCAGCATGCGGTGTTTGCCGTTTTCGCGCTTTTCGTCCTTCAGCCCCCAGCTTGGCCAGGGCCGGAAGGAAGGCTCATACTGCTTGTCGTCTCGTTCCTCACCGGCATGAAAGCCGAGTTTGTAGCGGGTGATCGAGGTCATCGAGATACCGCGGGCCATCAGGTAGGCGATCGAAGCAGGGCGGCGCAACAGGGCGGCATGGCAGGCCTCGACGAACTTCATTCCGTGTTCGTGCCAGAGCCCGGCGTCGACGACATCCTCGGGATAGTTAAGCGTCTGCGGAATGAAAGCGGGATCCTGGAATTGTTTCGGCGGTACCGGCGTGCGATACTGCAGTGATTCACCGCCCCTTCTGGCTTCGATGCCAAGACAGTCGCAGGCTTCCTGGTAGGTATAGCCGCGAACGTCGCGCAGATACTGAATGGCGTCGCCGCCGATGCCGCAGCCGTTGCCGCCGCCATCCTTGCCCCGGCCACAAAAGAAGGTACCACGGCCATTGTCCTGTTGAGGCCAGACCCCGAAGCGATCGTTGCCGCCGCACTTTGGGCACGGCCCACGGTATTCCTTGCCACCGGAAACCGATACGATTCTGCCGTCCACATCGTCGCGATAGAGGTCAAGGAGATTCATGGTTTTCCCCCTTCACTGGAACGGGAGTATCCGGGGGAGTAAAAACGGCCATTGTCCCACGTTTTTCGTTTTTGATTTTTTCTTTTCATACCAAAAAGATACCTCTTCTTTTACTTCTTCTTTATTTATATATGGGAGGATGGGAGGAACATATACGCCCGCGCGTGGGAAAACTATTTCTCTTATCTCTTAAAAAAACGCGCGCGCATGAGGCCTAAAGGCGAATCCTCCCATCCTCCCGACAATACCAAAACACCAGCAAACACAGGCCTCCACGAGCGGGACCATAACCAGAGGAACGGGATGATATCGTCCCGTTTGACGGTTTTCACTTTACTTTTCACTGGCCATCCCCTTGATTACGTCGACCATCACACCGAGATAGACGACGGTGGACGACTTGTGTTTTTTAAATTTCATCGACATCAGCGTGCCGAATTTCTTCATATTCATCGGCCTAGTGGTGGCGACCTCTTCCCACCAGGAGCGATAGCGCTTATAGAGGTCGGACGCCGCGCCCTTGACGTTTGGATCGGCTCGATCCACATGACAACACTGCTCGATGAAGTCTTGCAGATCGTCCTCGCTGCGCCGGTATTTAAGTGAATCTTCTATTACTTTCCTGGGTGGGTTGAGGCCCTGCCTTTGCCAGTCCAGACAACCACGGACCAGGGCGGCGAGAATTCCAGACGCCTCTGCTTTGAGTTTGACAAGAAGATCGGGATCGGCAAGGCGTTGATGTTCTTCCAACACAACCGCGATTTCGTTCCCTTCCTTATCCTTTTGCGGCCGACGCTGGACAAAAGAAAAAGGGAAGTCGATTACTTTGATCCTCTCCCAGAAAGCCGAGTCGTGAGCCGGCGCATGCGGGAGAGTGTTGCAAAGCAGAAACAAGATGTGTGACGGTATAAATGTAGTCTGGGCCTTATCATTAGGAGCTCGCCCGACCAGCGGATCCCCACCGGAGTAGAGCTTCAATTTACCGGCCGCAAAGGACGATCCTTCTTCGGTCTCTGAGGCCCAGGCAAGACGCCGGCCTTTCAACGCCATCACCGCCGGAGATGGACCGTCGGCGGATTTTGCGAATTTTTGCGCCATCAGCATTTCCGCCTGAATAGGACCGGACAGCGGGCCAAGGACGTGATACAGGATTTCCATCAGCTTGCCCTTGCCGTTCTGGCCGTGCAGGCCAAACAAGACAACGAACAGTCTTTCGGTATTGGTTGCGGCGATAGAGCAGCCCAGGGCGCGGAGCAGGAAGTTGATAACTTCGGTCTTACCGTCGAGGCTCGTGTTGAGATAGGCGAAAAAATTAGGCGCCGGTTCGTCTATCCCTTTGTATTCAATCGGGCAGGCCATGGTGAAATAGTCGTTCGGGTGACCAGGGCGAAGCAACCCAGTGCGTAAGTCGACTACGCCGTTTTTGACCGGAAGGAGAAGCGGGTGTTGATCGAGTTGATCAGGATGAACGGTGAGCGGAGTGTTATTCGACACTGCACACTTAAGGACTGCGGCCCGACCGGCAGCTGATCGGAGGCGATCAAGGCGGGAGATCACTGCCTTCTTTTTGTTATTGAGAGACTTCAATTTTCCGGCAACACCCTTCTCACCTTCAAGCTTGTCCATTTCATCCTGGATGGACTCGATCAAAGGCAGATAAGAGAGCGCCACGTTTTCAATGTCAGCCAGAGCGCGATTATTGTGATCGATATCCCAGTGCGGCCCCAGGTAAGTCAGCCATAAAGCCGAGATGGTGTTGTAGATATGTTTGCCCCGGTGAAGCGTATTGAAAAGAGTGGAATCACCTACTTCATTGGAGAGGTAGCACTTACGAACAAAACCGATATCGAGATCGTTTTCTGCAGCAAGCGGCGAGAGATTTTCGTCCTGCCCCGGCTTTTCAACCTGTTCTTCGGCGACTCGCTTGGCAACCTGTTCGCGGATCTCCTCGAGACTCATTTCATCGGCCACTGGTCTTTCCTCCTTTGCGAGCATATAGCCAACGCCGGGAGACGAAACCGGAGAGAACTTCGGCAATCTGCGGAATGGGTAAATTCGAAACAATCAACCTATCTGCGATCAGCCGGATATCATCCCGGATGTAAGGATTGCGTACAAACACCCTTCCACACGTCTTGCACCGCCATTGTTGTTTTCCTGCACAGCCAAAACCACTTCGCCAAATATCCTGACTTTTACATTTCGGGCAGCACGGGATCTCTCCACCACCCCTATCACATTCACTTGCACTCATATCAGTCACCACCTAAGATTCCGTTTTTCCGACTGTTTTAAAACTTTGCCCATGCTCGAGATTCGAGGGCTCTCTACCCGCATAGGCCGAAAGGCCAGGAAGGACCCATGCCCCTGCGGGAGGATGTAGTTTCCTGGTGGGCGCTGTTGGGAAGGGGGGTGCAGGGGGGAAACAGCTGGAAGAGCTTTGCTACCCACACCAAAGAACAAGTGGCGACCGTCATTGTCCCGCCCTCTCACCAGGTGCAAAGGAATCAACAATCGATTTTTCGATTATTCGTTTTATTGTTGCCTGGCACCTGGAACAAAGTTGTCCTGGGGCTATCCTTACCTCCACCGGACTGAAGACAATGGTCCGGCAATGGCTGCACAATTCGTCTTGCCTTGGTGCGTTTATCACTTTACTGGCCTCCAAAAGAGAAATCCTCACGCCACCCTGCTTGCTTTGGCCAAGGGCGTGAGGATCTGTTGAGAAACATGAGATGAGTAGATAAGGAGTGGCCACGCGATGAGCTTTGCCGGTCCATACAACAGGGCCTGAATATGACGCCGGCAGAGGAGCCATACTATCTGTTAACCGCCACCAGGGTTTCCCGGTGGTGAGCGCTGGTGCTGTATTGAGCTTCTACTACCTCGACATAGACAGGGATGGTGAGCACAAAGCCGACCACCATCAAACCAAACAAACAGACTGTTAACGCCGCATAAAAAGTGTTCATACACCCTCCATTCGCTTTGCGTTCATGGGCTTGGAAAAGAGCAACCTTCGCGACTTAGGGCGGCTCAACCCGGCATTTGATACAGACACCGCCCGTCCCTCAGTTTTTTTCATGGGCCGGTCGCTCTTTTGCAAACCTATGACTTCTTTTGGTTTTACTGTTTTGCCGGGGTTTGTTTTGGCCTTGTTGCATCCATAGCGGTTTGGCACAAGCAAATCCGGATGGCTCCAATGCATCCGGACAAAACGATCACGCAGGGCCGATGGTCGCATATTGAGCTTTTTGGCCATCTCCCGGTTGCGATACCACTTCCCGTCGTTACAGAGGAACATCAGCTCGCAACCTCGGAGCATCGGCACAAGGATCGGGCATTGGCTTATTTGAAGATGTTCAACCTTCTTGCTCATTTTTTCCCCATCGACCTGGTTGTGATCCGGGTACGCCGAGGTGCGCAATTAAGGAGAAACCGTTTTAGATTTAGACGAGGGCTTTTTAACTCTGCTTTGCTGGCGGGACTTCCCTTTTTGCTGCTCCTTGCGCTTCGCATTACGGCGTTCCTTTGCTTTGTCTTTGAGGTATTGAACCGGGTCAATGTTCATGGCGTCAACCATGGCTATTTCTGCTTTAACATCGGACAACTGTGCTTCGGTTTGACGTTCCGCGACCATGGCGGCAAGCAGGCCTTTCACTTCGGCAAGCTCGGCCACTATCTGCTGAAGAAGAGCTTCACTCATGGCACCAGGTCCTCAACTCGCTGCGTGCCGTATGCCTGGATGTCGTCCTGAAACTGCTCGATCTCGTGATGGTAGCAGGTCGCGACGCAGGCGAAAAAAAAACAGGGAAACCAGCATCATGATTACAAAAGGCCTCATGACAGACAGTCCCGTGTGTATCTGGCGATGGTGCGATCTATTTCGGCGATGGCGGCAAGGCGGATCCGGCCGACCTCCTCCACCGCCGCCCCCGACTCGACCGCCCGCTGCAGCTCGGCGATCGCCCGGAAGTCGGCGAGTATCTCCTCGTTGATGGTGGGTAGGGGGTGGACGACTTCGGGATCCTTGCCGATCTCGCACGAGGTGCCGGCGGAAAGAAAAGAAAAGGTGGCGCGGACTACGTCGCAATGGCCCTGGTCATCGAGTGCTTCGATCAGGTCCCTGACGCCCTGGATAGGATCGTACGCCCCATCTGGCTTGGCGGTGTGACGGGGATTTTCGCACCAGTAGTCGACGGCCCTGGCGTTTTTCTTGCCGAATATAGCGTAGAGAACCGAGCGGGAAAGGTGTTTCCTGGCATAATGGAAAACCTGCCATGATTGCATTTTAGGCGCGTTGTTCGGCATTTACCCTTTCTCCCCCACGGATTACGGTTTAGTAATGAAAAAGTTTACAAAACCACCGACTCCTGCTAGGATCTGGAGCGCGACCAACTTCACCTGTAGCCGACTTTCATCGACCTGCAGGAGCCGGGGTATTTTTTTGCCTGCTCGAAGAGCAAGGAGGGCATCATGTTCGATAGCCAGGAGATTGAAATTCCGTGTGAGAATTGCAAAAGAAAGACTTCTAAGACGGTTAGATGGCTCAAGGCGAACAAGCGATTCACCTGCAGATGCGGGACTGTCGTTAACGTTGACAGCTCTCACCTCTTGGGAGAGTTGAAGAAGGTTGAGCGTTCGCTTGGCAAGCTTTTTAAATGATTTTTTGCTCATGCTCTTTCCGACTCAGAACTTTGCTGATTCAAACGGTATTCTCCGTCGCCACTGACCAAGCTGATATTGATGGAAGGTTGGCTGAACCGAGACGGCGGAACGCTAAATGTACCGATGTGGGTCGAATCCCCAAAAACTTCGGTAATATTCTCGGGAGCTTTAACGATGGTCACCGGATGCACTGTTCTAATCAAACAATCGGGATCCAGACCATCCAGGGGTAAACAATGCCGCCAGCAAACAATGACATGAGAGTGATCTTCGGCGGCGGCGAGGATATCTTCCTTGCTCGCCCCGAAAAAGAAGACCTTGACCGTCTCACCTTTTTCAAAAATCTGTCTGGCCATTCCTTCGGCTATCGCAGATATGAAGATTTCGCCGGTGATGTAGGTGAGCATTATTCGGCCTAAGCGTGGAGAGTTTGACTGATGGCGATGTGCTCGTCGGATCCGGAGCCCTGTTTTTGAAACTCACGGACACCGCTAAGCAGAAACTCAAGAATCTTGGGACGTTCTGAGAGCAATTTTGCCGTAAGTTCTGGATGGTTACTGATCACACCTCTGCTACCTTGCAGTTGTAAGTTGGGGATCATGCTGCCTCCTGGGTGGTAGATTTTTGGTTGGGCCAAACCTCTGATATTGGTGACATTATTCAGCCCTAAGCGTGGAGAGTTTGAAATGAGCGCGGAAGTCAGATTTTACGAAATTTCCTATGATTGTCCGATCACACGAAAAACTGAAGATGCTGTGATTAAAAAGAAAACTATGAACATGGTTTTTAGAACGATTGAGGGTGGATCTGAATCCCATTCCACGCGAGTCGTCCATACCTGCTCCGGCAGCAAAATTTGTGGCGTCGAACAAGATCATGGCCGTGGATCCTCAGCACCGGATTGGACCCGTTGCCCCCTGACTACCACCTTGAAGGTTTCGAAAACATGACCTTTGCGAGAGGCAACTTGCCTGATGACATAGTCGTGGACATCTGCACGGCACATCAGCGAATAACCGCCTGTAGAATTTTGGGCCATGATATCGATAGAGAGAAGTTGAACGTCTTCCTCTTCGCAAAAATCCCACCAGTCAAGCATGGCTATTGTTTTTTGAAAATCCGCACCTTCTGGAGGAATGGTGAACTCAACCCTGGAGAATTCCTTGTTGTTCGACTCGCCGGAATGCTCATCCGGTCTTGCGGTTGCGCTGTCGGTCATGCGGCCTCCTGGGTGGTTGATTGTTGGTCGGGCCAGAGTTCTGATATTGGCTTGCTGGTGGCTGTAGATATGGCCTCCTGAACTCTACGTGACTTTTTCTTCCCGTAGATGACTTGAGTAACAGTAGGTTGTCTTAAGCCAAGCGAATTAGCTATGTCTGTTACCTTAAGACCATTTAGTTTTAACAGATATGTTATTTCATGTCCCTTTATGGGCTATGATATAGACGATAATTAACAATGGTGTCAATATGATTTTTCACGGTAAAGTCTATGGTAAGTAATTTTTTCGAAAGATTACAGATAATTATTGCGCAAAAAAATATTAAGAAAAAAGACTTAGCCGTTTTGATTGGAGTAGACCAAAGGAGTCTATCACGTTGGAGAAAATCACCCCCTAGCGTCGAGAATATGCTCAAAATTGCTGAAGCAACTGGGTGCGCTTACGATTGGCTTAGTAAGGGGGAAGGTCCGATGTTTAAATACCAACCTCCACCAGGCGGCCAGATTATCCTTGATCAAAAGTCGGCTAAGCCGAAAGTTACCGAACCACCACCTTCCGACCAGGGAGAGGGTTGGAACATGCCGGAGATGGTCAAGATGACCATGGAGATCCTGGCTTCGGATACAGTCTATAGGTCGGCCCTGGCGTCAAACATCAGGGCCTTTCATCAAGCAGTCAACATGGAGAAGGAAATGCAGTCTGTGAACGAAAAGCTGGCGGCCATGGAAAAGCAAATGGAGAGGCAAACCGACGAAATGGCCGGTCGCATGGCAAGATTGGAGGAAATGCTGTTGTCTTTCGGAGCTACGCTTCCGGAAAAAAGAGAGCAAGGCAACGGGTGAACTTATTTTTCTCCGCGATTACCGTCGAATAAAGTGCAGAAAAAGTAAATAGGTAAATATCTGAAATTCAAAGCCATATCACTTTGTATCACAAAAACCGTTACAGGAGAAACGACATGACCGTTAAAATCGCAGCACTCGCCGCCTTGCTTTTTGCTTCTGTTTATTCATCCCCTTGCTCGGCAATCGAGATAAACGACGATGGATTTAACGTTGATATCCTCTTTAATCAAAAAAGTGACGGGCTTCACATATGGGGAAAAGTAAATAATGGCCGGAACTGCAAACAGCTCAACCTGACTATCTACATGAGAAATGGAGACAGTGCAGAGTTGTCCAGGATCGTGACATCTATCCGCAACTACAGAGGGGGACCAACCCCATATAGAGCAATAGACCAGGTCTCACAGGAATCAAACCGGAAAAAATGGTTTGTTGACAATGTCTATACCAAGTGCCTGAATTAATACCGTAAGAGACCCACGCCCCATTAAAAAAACCAAAGGCCGAGGTTCAACATGATAATTTATGGAATAATCCTGCTGTCGAGTATTTGGGTGTATTTTGACGCAAAAAAAATCGGCGCCAGGAAGGGACTGCTCCCTGGTTTTTTCAACCTCGGCCCTGTGATGTGGCTGCTTGCCTGCCTCCTCCTATGGATTATCGGATTCCCGTCATACCTGGTTATGCGATCGCGGATCATCGAGGCGGCAGCGCAGGAGAGCGGTGAATCAAACCGGATAGTCAGCACTGGAGTAAAGCAGAGTGGGCTGAACACCTTTGCCAAAATTGTCGCCATCGGCTGGACGCTGCTTTTCGCTATTCTTTGCATCGGCGGACTGGCCTCGATCAGCGAGATTGCCCCACCAGACAACGAATTTGAAACAGCAGGTTATGCCATTGGCGCCACTCTTGGCTTCGGTTTGTATTTCCTGTTGTGGATAGCGGTTGCGGTACCGGCTGCAATCGTTTTTCTGGTGACCAGGAAATCCGGATCCCTGGTGATTGTGGAACAACCTCGGCAAAGCGAACCGGACAGATCGAAAAATTGTCCATACTGTGCCGAAAAAATCAAGATGGATGCGCTGTTCTGCCGTTTTTGCAATAAAGAGTTGGCGGCCGCTACTCCACCCCTGCCACCTTCGCCTAAAATAGAACAAAAACCTGAACCTCCAAAAACAGACTGGCTGGCCCGGGGGAAGGACCACCTTAAAAACGGCGAATTCAAAGAAGCTGTTTCCGCTTGCACCATGGCTATAAAGCAAAACGCAGGTGGAGAAGAATTATATCTGCGGGCAGTTGCCTATTCAAAAATGAAAGACCACCAACGGATGCGCGCCGATCTCGAAGCGGCCGCAAGGGTTGGGCACCTTAAATCGATAGAGACTCTTGGAAAACTATCAGCAAAAGCCTGAACAGGAGCAACATGAGAAACTTTACATCAATTAACCTGGCCCTTGTTGTTGTTTTCATTTTTTCAGTCTGTTTCGCCGGCAACTTTACCGTTTCAAATATCACTGCCGACGAGATGAAGCGGGACTCCGGCAACGTCTGGGTCAGCCTCAAGGCGACAGTAACCAACAACGGTTCCAGCCCGAGAGTGGCGGTGCCGATTCAGGCCGTCGATAAAAACAACCACACCATGAAAAACTTTGGGCTCAAAGGAACAATCCCACCAGGAGCAACAGGTGAACTGATCGGCTCGATTCCTGTATCGGAGTATGAATTCAAAAAAATTACTAAATGGATAGTCGCCCAGTAAGTAGAACGACCTTCTTTGGAGAGAGGCCAAACACGACGGCAGATAATTTTTTTTCGCTGGGCAACCTGTCGGGAGGAAAGTTTTATCTATCCACTACAAGCGTGCATACAGACAATCTTATACACTACATATAGTGGGACACCTTCCGATCATCGACCGAAGGCTAGACTGTGCTCGTGTGTATCAGAGTAACAGTAAACTTGACAAACTGTACCTTTAAGCATAAAAGATAAATAAAATGGCCGACGATCACGCCAGGATACTCAGAGAGTTTCTTTTAGCCTGCTCTGAGACTCCTGAAAAAATCAAACCAATAAACAATGTCCTTGCTGATGCACGGTATCATTACAAAATACAAACCAAGCCAGCATTGATCGATTTAATTGCCAACAATGGACTAGAGCAGCTATCTTTTGATAAAAAAAAGGTATGGAAGAAAAATTTTACCGACCACCACCCTCTTTTTGTTTATTCGTTCAAGTTTAAAACCTTACATTTGCCAGGATACATTGCAATTATAGAAAACAAAATGTTAGGGAATTGGTTAATTAAATCTTTTCACCCACCCACAAAAGGAAGCAACCCGACCTTGGCAGATAAATTCCAAAACCTTATTGGACAGCCAGAGGAATAAAAACTATGAGCCAAAAAACACATTGTCCAGTTTGTGGATCAACAGATATTAGCTTTTCTGAACATTACGAAATATTATCGGAGAGCTATGGCGGTTCCAAAGAAATTCTTCTCTTTGAAAATTTCTGCAATACATGTGAAACCCCAGGAGATTTTGAAGAAAAAAACGACGGGATAATCCAGTCAACCGTTGATGAACTCAAAGCCAGAGCTGTCGTTAATATCCTGAATGATTTTATTGAGAACGGCTTTAATCTTTCATCAATGGAAAGAGTTTTGGAACTTCCTCAAAGAACTCTTGCCAAGTGGAAAAACACTGGAAAACCTTCAGCGGCAGGTGTTTCTCTGCTTAAATTAATTAGATGTTTCCCTTGGCTGTTGGAGGTTGCGGAACAAAATTTTGAATTCCAATCAGCGCAAAAAATTTACATATCAACTGCTTATACATTCATTGCTAACAACTCTACGTACATGGATCCACTCAAGATTAAAGCTGAGGAAAAGTCGCCGTTTTCAGGGATGTCTTACACATTCAATGACAACAGCATTAGAAACGTGACAATCAATCTTCATTCATCCACGGACCGAGATTTCCATAGCGAGCAGATCATAAATAGTCCTCAATTGACCTGTGATAGGTGAAACTATGAAAATAATTAATTCGATTTTCTGTGACGATATCCGAAATGAAGAAGGAAACAAAATTTCCCTCATGGGCGTTTATGATGACAAAATAATTTTCAGCATAACGCCAGACCACAAAGATACTTGGCCACGCCCATTTTCTTTTGCGGTATTTTTGCGTGTGCTTATAGAAAAAGGAGACTCAGAAAAAGGCATTGATAAAATGGTTTTTTCTGTTGGGCAAGAAGGAAGAAAACAGGATTTTCCAGTGGCTAAGGTTCCACCACAACAATTGCAAGAAGGTCAACGACTGACTTTTGCAGTCAAACTTATAAACCACCTGCTTTATTCCAAATCTCCTATAATGGCAGATGTTACATTTTTAAACAGAAAAGACGAAAAACTTTTCACCATTTGTCCCGATTTTCAACTTTCTATTGAAGAAAATGTTATCGGAGATCCGATCAAAAACCCCTCTCACAAAAAGTAAAAGAGGGGCTTTAAAGAGCAGATGTCTGTAAAGCAAACCAAGGATACCCACGACCAGGGATCGCAGCTGTGAGCGTAAGAGAAGATCCGAACAATCCCGGCTGTTTTATCATTGACTGTCGTCCTGACGGATACAAAGGCAAGCGATTACGGGTGAGCTTTGAGGGAACCAGGCAGGCAGCAGAAGAGTGGGAGCGCTCGGCAATGCGCCGTCATGTCAATGTCGGTCTGGATCGAGCCAGGACGATTGCAGGCATATGGCCGTCATGGATAACCTACTATCGGGCAAATCGAGCAGCCAGGACTGCTGACGATGCCACAGACTGCTGGCGGCACCTGAAAGAACGCTTTGGCAGGCTGCAGCCGAAGGTCCTGACTAGGCAGCTGGTCGAGGGGTATAAGCAGGAAAGAATAAAACAGGGAGTCAAACCTCGCACTGTGAACAAAGAGCTGAGTTATCTGAGCAGCATGTTGACCTGGGCGGCAGAGAACGACCTCTGTGATCCGATACCATTCTCCCTGCCCAAGTTCCCGGCTAAGATGACCAAACCGCCGAAGCCGAGGCCGCTTATACCGCAACAGCTGACGGACATCCTTGATGCCCTTGAACCGAAATACCGGCTGATCTATCTGCTGATGGCCGATGCCGGGCTCCGTCGCAACGAGGCGATGCAGCTCACCCGGGAACAGGTGGAATTCGAGACCGGTGTGATTTTTGTTGCCGGTAAGGGTAGTAAGGAACGGATCGTGCCGATCACCACCGACCGGCTGATGGCCGAGCTCATCACGAGGAAGAAAGTCAAGGGCTGGCTGACAGTCAACCCGACCACGAAAAAGCCGTATCTGACCATCAGGAAGGCGTTGCTGAGGGCCGCAAAGAAGGCTGGCATCGAAAAGCATCTCTACCATCACTTGCTACGTCATTCGTTCGGCACGGTGGCAACGGTGGCTGGATATGACCTGTCGGCGCTGCAGTCGATCATGGGTCATTCGTCACCGGCTACAACCGGAATCTATCAGCATCTGGCGGGTGAATACCTGCGGGTCCAGGGGCGAAAACTGAACAATATGGTTGTGGACTCGCGTCCAGGTAGTATTGTGGACTCGCGTCCACATGGTGTTATGGACAGCGACACGAAAGATGATGAAATTATTAAATAA